TCCTTTTACATCTTGTCTTTTGTCAATTATTAACATTTGATTCCTCAAATATTCTTTATTTTTTTTATCTTTCTCAATTAATTCTTGAAATCTTAAAGGTAATTCTATGTCCTCTAAATCAAATTCAAGAACTTCTCCTGTATCTTTTCCATCTTCTGTTTGTATTTTAAGTGTTAACACATCACTTTTATTTAACTTTATAATATTGTCTGTCATATTATAATCTCCTTCTTTTTTCTATTTTTTTAATTAAAAATAAGAGCTAGGGCTATTCCTACCCTAACCCTTAATAGGTTTTATTATAAACTTGTTGTTGGTGTAAATGTTGGAGTAGAACCTGTGAATGTTACTGTTCCTTCAGTAGCATCTCCATCATAATAAATATCATATTCTATTTCAGCATTTTCTCCCATATAGCTTGTTACTGTTATAATAACATCATTCATTTTTGCTGGATATGTAGTTCCAGTTCCGTTCCATCTATCTATATCAAGAACTTGTGTTTTGTAGTTTAATTGGTCGCGTCCTGCATTAATAAATTCAAATACTGGGTCGCCTTTGTAACATCTTTGAGTTACACTACCTTGTTTTTGATTAGAAGAATGGTCATTTCTAGCATTGTCTTCTATAATCCATTTTTCAGTATCCACCTGTGGGTTAAAATCTATTCCAAATTCCGTAATCCCGACACCTAGCACATCCCATTTTGGAGATTGTGCAGATGGTGTAGTATTTAAGTAAGTTAAGAATTGACTTCTTTTAATTTTTTCAATTCCACTTGGTACATAATCTGCCATTATAATCTTTCCTCCTTAATTTTAGATTCCTTTTTAGGATTTTCTAATTCTCTTTTAATAAGAACTAAATCTTTATATTCAAGAGGTTCAATAAAACCTTTTTCGTTAAGTTTTACAATTTGTTCATAAGTTAGATTATTTAACTCATCACCTTTTATGTAATACTCACCATTTGCTGTAAAATCAATTTTAGCAATTACTTTATTCATAAGTTTTACTCCTCTCTATATGTTATTTGTATTTGTATATCAAATGTTCCTGTTTTACCATCATCATTACTAATCATAGTTCCACAGTTTAAACATTCGATACTTTCTATATTATCTATATCAGGCAATATGCCTTCATCATTATTAGATTTGATTATTTTTTCAAAATCTTCAAAGAACCCTATGTTTTTTAAATTATTAATAGTATCTTGTGAATAAGATTTGCGACTTCTAAATGAATAAACATCTCTACGTTTTACAACACCTATAATCCAACTTTCAACTTCTGTGTCAGTAGGTATTTTATCTAAAGAATAATCTCCAACTTTATTACTTAACATATCAGCATTGATTTGATAATTACTATTTGTAGTAAGAGTATTTATTATTTCAAATAGATAACTTCTCAACTTTGATATTCTTAAATCATTAACTTCCATTATTTGCCTCCAATATAATCTTGTACTTCTTTAACAACGTCTTGCATTTCAGCACTTACCATTCGTTTGTCCCAATATGGTCCTGTTCCAGGTGTAGTATAGTTTTTGACTTCATGTGTCCCATCTTCTCTTACACCATAATATTGGTATCTAGCATAAGGTGATTCATAAGTTATACTATCTGGTTGTATATCAACATTGGTTCTTAAATCTCCGTTATCCATAGGAACATACTTGTCCATGTGTTTATAACAAGTGTTAGTAAAGAATTTTTGAACACGTCCATTAGGTTCTAATCCTAATCGTGCTTTAATTACACTTGTAGGTTGCATTTTAACAGGCATATTACTTGCCTCCTAAATGTATGTGTTGATTATTACCAAAGTTATTATTATTAATGCTTGTTATATTATAAGTTAGATAATTTTCTAAATCTTGTTGTGTTTCTATATCGGTATCAAGAGTGCCTTGCACAAGTATATCACCAATTGCAAAATCGTTTATATCTAAACCACTATTTTGGTCATAAGGTATTCGCACCTGTACGTCATTTGCATTGTCATATCCTTTATTTATTCCAGCACCCTTGCCACCAAAGAACCATACTTTATCGTAATTATGTCTAGTCCATACTTCGAAATTAGTTGCAGGATCTAATCCACTCATGTGATAAACAGTTAAACTTGAATTAGTAATCATACTAAACTCCACAATACATTAAATGTTCATTATGATATATAATACCCAATAAATAAGTTCTTATAATATCATCTATTTCACTTTGTTTAGATTTAACTATATCACTTACTTTATCAGCACTTATATAACTAATAGAGTAACCATCTGTACTTTCACTTGCTATATTTCCACTAGCATTACTACTAGCAGTAGCAAAATCACTTAAACCATTTATCAACGCATATACACATAGTTTTACTTCTTGTGGTATGTCTTCACTATCTAATCTATTGAAGGTTCTTATATTAATTTGTCTTCTTGCTTCAAATTCTAATAGATTAAAAGGCATTTCGCCAATTGCAGAACCACCTAATTCTTGATATTCTGCATAAGTTAGGTATTGTCCTTCAAATGTCATAAAATGCCTCCTTTATATTATAGACTTACTGCTGATCCATTATAGATTATTAAATCAGGTGTAACTGCTTTAGTTCCTTTGTATGCAAATAAACCAAATGCAATATCATCACTTAAATCTATATTTTTTGGTTCATAAATTGAAGTCATTATTGGTTGTGCTACTGAACCTTTAACCATAACTACATAGTTAACTCCTTGTGGTAAGAATACAGAACTATATACTTCAGTATTGTTGAATATTCCACCTTCCCAGTTAGCAACTTGTCCTAAGTTATTAGAGTTAGAAATAGAGTTGATCTTATTTCTTAGTTTTCCATAATAAGCTGGACTCATAACTACTTCAATCATGTTTCTTGGAACACCATTAACAAAATTATTTTTAGTTGTTTCGATTGTTTGGATTGCTTCTTCAATTTCATCTTCAATAGCAGTTGCTCCAGCACTTGCTGTAAATGAAGTTCCAGCGTTTACTGCTTCAGCAAAGAATTTAGTATCTAATTCTACTGCTAATGCGTCTTGATGATTACGAGTTCTTCTTTCGATTAACCCTGCAACACCATAAGTTTTAAGGTCTTTGTTTTCAACAGCCTCTAAATATTCAGTATCATCGTTTAATGCAATTACAACTGGTTGTGCTTTTACATTTTGAGCATCACCAGCAGTTCTTGCTGTTCCGTATGCTTGTCCTACTATATTTGCAAATCTCTTTGCTTCTACTGTACCAGATGTAGGATCTCCTGATAAGTCAGTATTTTTTAATCTACTTGCTAATGTAATATGTTGTAAGTTTTCAATAACTTTTCCATATTCTTCAGCAAGTTTGTCCTTACCTGTTGTAGTAAGTTCAATGCTTAATGCGTCTAATCTTGCCATTTAAAATCATTCCTTCCTTTTTTACCATAATATTGGCATTTGTTTTGTATTATTATCTTGTTCACTATCTCCCATGCCAGGCATATCTTTTACTTGATTAGGATTAGTAAATATATCAGTTTTATCTTTTGTTAATTCATCGAATAAATCTTGAATACCTTTACCTTTGTTTTCAGGTTTGTTTAAACCATTTTTAATATCATTTAAAAGACCATTTCTTGCATATTCGCTAGTGAATGTTTTGCCTTCAAATAAGGCATTGATATTATCGGTTAATATCTTGTCTTCTTGTTCAGCTTTTTGTTTTGCTTCTTGTTCTTTAATTGAGGTTTGCAACTCCTCATATTTAGTTTTCCAATCAGCATTGTCTTTAGCACTTTCATTAAACTCATTGATTTTAGTTTCATAAGTAGTAACTTTATCTTCTAATTCTTTTTTATCATTAGTTAAAGTTTCTATCTCCTTGTCTTTTTTAGTAATTGCCTTACCATATAAAGCCATTACCTTTTCAATTTGTTCTTCTTCTAGAAAGTCTAAATTTTCTCTTTTCATAATTTCCTCCTACGCATTTTTACGAGTAGCGACCTCGTTAGATTCTATTATAGGAGTTCTC